CAAATTTACATTCGTTTAAAGTAATTACTTTTACATTTTTTGTTCCTGGTGTTGTACTCAATACTATTTCATCAACTAAATACAAATCATTGTTAAGTAAGAAAGAATCTAAACAAGTACTTTCTTCATAAGTTCCACTATCTTCAATTACTCTTTCTTTAAAGCTATCAGTTGCATCAATGTACTCAAATACTTCTGTACTGCTTGATGTAATTGCTTTTGTAAATGTTTGTGAGCCTTTGTATAAATATGTAACAGATGTTGTATTATTTCTATCTACTGGCAATCTTAAATCTTCTCCGTATAAAGTGTATATAATATCATTTGATTGCATATACCCTTGAGTAACATTTAAGTTAGAACCTTCTTCAAAATAACCATAGCCATCAATACCAAAAAAAGTTGTAGTACCTAAATTGGTTTCTTGTCCTCCAGCATTTGCAAGAGTATATTTGTACAATACATAACTTACATTTACATTTAAATCTGATGCCGTTATACTTCCGTTGTATTTAATATCTATATAATCTCTTACAAGTTCTGAAATCTCAAACAATACAAAATCATTATTATTTGCAGGTTTGTTTTTTACTATTGTATAAGCTAAAGTACCATCTATTGTGATTTCTATTTTAGCTGATAAATCTGAACCAATATCTTCAGAAATATAATAGGGACTTCTTAATAATACGTTTGCCATTATTTATTATTTACTGTTGTTTTTATTAATTGCTCTACATCTAAAGCGAATGATTCTACTAACTCTTTTGGTAGATTCTTAAATGCTTTCTCAAATGGTTTGGTAAAGAATAAACTTGGTTTTATACCTTTTCTAAATACAGTATTTGCTATTGCAAACTGTAAACCCTTTCTACTTACAAACCTTCCTTTTTTATCTCTTGTTCCTTTTAATCCTTTTCTTATAACCCATTGACTAAATGCACTTGCAGGAGGTTTTTTATTAGTATATTTAAAAGGTGTATTGTATTTCTTTTCTTTACCACTTACACCCTTGTCTTGAAACACACCATATTCTTCCATTAAGAAACTTAATTGAAAACTATTTTTAGAAACCTTTACATCAGAATCTAAACTGTTATAAAGTTCTTTAGAAGCGTTCTTTTTACCTTTGGTTAAATTAGTTCTACTTTGTTGTATAACATATTTAGCAAAAGTATTTAGAGCCTTCTGTGTTTCTTTTAACTGCATATATTAATATCGTTTTGTATAAACACATCAAAGGTACACGCCCAACCTGCTAACTTGTTTTCAAACCTTTCATAAAATGGTTCACAATTCGGTGTACCATCTAATTGATAAAGATTAGTGTGTAGGTTTCCTTTTCGCAATATCATTGTCAATCTGTTCAGTACTGCTAATTGAGTATTTAAAACATCTTGTTCATTATCATTACCTCTGAATATATCTGCTGATGGTTCTTTACTTTCATCTACAATATCCATTGCCATAACTGTAATGTTAAAAGATAAATACTGCTCTTCTGTAATTACATTGTTTACAATAATATGCGACAAGGGAAATATAGTTTGTTTAGATAAATCTATTTCAGTTATATCTCCAGTTGTTACTGTATTGACATTTTCATCATTCAGTAGTTGGTCTTTTATAGTTTCAGTAAGTTGGTAAAATCCTCTAATCCCTTGCATCTAAAATTTCTTTTTTATTTGTTTTGCTTCTAATTCGTTTTTCTCTTTTTCAAATGTCAAGAACATCAAACATTCGTGCATCTTTAATTTAGTGATATTTTCAAATCTTCGAATATCTTGTTTAGCGAGTGCATAAATACTTGAGTACCATCCCCATTTTTTTCCGAATTGAGCAGCACTTGTAAGTCCTCCTTCTCCATATCCCCCAAAGAGTTCATCGTAATTTCGCACAAGTCGTTCCCTAAACGATAAAAAAAAAGTATAGAACCCAATACGGCATCTAACGGCATAGCTTTTAAATGCTCTGTTTCTCCTGCTTCATATTCTTTTATATGGTATCTATTACCCTTTCGCATCTCTACTGGTCTGTAAAGTACTCCCATTGCTTTTTCGATGTTATCCCAATCTCCAATATAAGTATCTAAATCTATATATTCTCCGAAACTCATCTCATCAAGGTTAGGAATAAAACCGTATTCAATACCTTCTATTTTAAACGTATTTATCAATCCAGGTTTACTATCAAACATTTCTGATATAATGCTTATTACTGCGCTTACATCAGTAGCTTTTAAATATCTTACTTGTTCAGAATTTAAGTTGCAGAATATCTCAATCATCTTTAAAGACATTTCAACTTCTGATAAATCCTTTAATTTTATATACTCTTGGTATTGTCCAAGTGTAACCTCGTTTAAACTATTAGGTACTATTAATTCAACTTTCATATATGTATATAGTTATTTTTAAATTATTTTATTACAAGGCACAAAAAAACCCTTACATTTCTGTAAAGGTTAATTATTTTGGTTAGTTATTTTAATAGGGGGTTTTACCCCTCTTTGTTTTTAAAAAGTAATTAATTCTTTAAATGTAATTTTTGAAATTTGTTTATATCCTTTTTTAATTAAGTATTTTGCAATACTTTCAGCACTATACCAAGATATTTTTTCGCTTGAATTAATAATTAACTCATTTTTATTAATGGTAATACTTTCTACAACCCCATTAAGAGTTAAATTGTCGTTTAGTTCAATGTTTAAATTTGTCATAATATTTTGTCTTTAATTAATTATTACACTACAAATATAAAACCTTTATTTGGTTCTCGCAAACTTATTAACAAAAAAAGTTAATTATTTTTATTGGATAGCGTATTTACCAAAGTTAGGTTTACTTAATACGGAATAGGTAGCATATCTGACCGAGTCAATAATATGGTCGTTTTTTGCAACTGGTTTGTTTATCATCTTACCACTTCTGTCCTCTTGCCATTTGTAGTTTCTAAACTCTTGTATTGCATTATGACTATCTTTTTCTATATGTATTTTAAAGCGTTTTAAGAGGTCTATACCAGCATTTATACTATCAGCACCTTTTAAACTTGGTCTTACGTTAAAACCCATTCTTCTTAACTCCTCAATCAATCTTGGTTCAGCACTATCAAAGTATATTGTTTCTCTTTCAATACCTATGTCTTTCCATTTCCTACTGATGTCATAAGTAGTCATCTGTGTTTGATAAATATGCTCTTTTATATAAAGGTTATGTTCTTTCTTGTAAACAGAAACTAATGTTGTTGGGTCATTAGAATATCCTGCATCTGCTCCGTAGCTTATAAACTCTGCATCGTGTGGTATATGGTTTACCTCTGTGTAATTGAATATAGTAGCTTTAGAGACACCTTTTAAACCTAATCCATAAATCTGCCAATAGGTTTCATCTGTTTCTTTTAAACGTTCTATTTCTTCTGTAATGCTTTTATTGAGGAAGCTATTATCCAGATAAGTAGTAATATAAAAATCGGCATCTTCTCTTGGTATTACCTTGTCATAAATCCAATGGTATTCATCTGATGGATTAAAGTCAAGAATTATTTTATCTTCTGTTCTGAAAATTAACTGTTGCCAATCTTCGTAATCTAATTCGTTTGCTTCATTTATGAAAAGTAAGTTTCTTTTTCTACCTCTTACTTTTTGTGGCTGGTCTAAAGATATAAACTCAATAAGGTTACCATTTAACTTATATTCGTGGTTAGATTTATTATGATTTAATTCTGAATAAGATTTATATAATTTTAGTATATCTAAAAAATCCCTCATTACAGAACTACGAACTGCTGGAAATGTTTTCCTACATATCGTTACAGTCTTACCGGTATTCTCTAAACAGTATTTAAAGATAATATACAAAAGAACGTTATAGGTTTTTCCACTCCGAGTTCCACCTTGCTCTATTGTAATCTTCTTATCTGATTCTAAAAGATGTTCAAAAACAACATTAGTTTTTATCTTCACGCTTTATTATTTCTATTTCAAATTTAGAAGGCATACCATCTGCTCCAGTTATCTCTTGTCTTTCTATATATCCTCTTTTTTTACCTTTGGTTTTTAAATAGAAGATTGTAGCAGCAGTTGAGTTTTCACTTATCTGTTTATGTAGTTGGCTTTCTGCAAAATCTAAAGCAACGTTTTCTATCTCTTTTACATTCTTTGCAAATACCTCATCATCTTTCAACCATTTATAATAAGTGCTTCGTGGTATATCTGCTTTCTTACACGCTACTGTAACAACTCCCAAACTCTGTTCAAGTGATTTAAGTAGTGATTCCTTTTTTATATGTCTATTTTCGTTCATTCTTTTTCTGTTTTTCTTAAACTAAATTCTTTCCACAAACTTCACAAGGGTTTAATTTCTTTTCTTGTTTATTTATTTCTTGTTCAATTACTTCTTCAACACTATCTTCAAATGGTACAACTGTTAATCCCCAATCACTAACTTGCTGACCATTCCAATCGTTTGCTAATACATCCCAATCCCATTCTCCAAAACCTACATTGTCTTTTACAATGAATTCTCTTTGTTGTTGTTCTGTTAAGTCATCAGCTTTCAAAACCCATACTTCTTTTAGTCCAGCTTCCTTACACGCTTTTAAACGCATATTTCCACCAAGTACAACCATATCGGTATTCACTACGATAGGTCTTAATTTTAGCATCTCTGGAAACTCCTTAATTGATTTTACAAGTTTCTTAAATTTGTAATCCTTTATAAATCTTGGATTGTTTTCGTTGGGTCTAACCTCTTGAATATTTATTAGTTGCATATTTAAAAACGTAGTTTTTGTATTAGTATATAGTTAATTATTAATTATTTTATTTAAATAAAAGTCCTTGCGTGTTTGGTGTGTATGTTGCATCATATCTTTGGTTTTCTCCTTTTGGATAACTAAATGTTTTGTAATTTAAATATTTATTAAAATATTTCTTTTCACTCTTGCTACCAGTAAAAGTTATATAACGATGTTTACTACTTCTAAACTTTCTGTTTTTTTTGTAATCTATATTTTTATTGTAATGTCTGCTATGTGTTCCATCTTCACTACCTATATCGGTTCTCTCTTTACTTGCTCCAGTATAAATCCAATTAGTTGCTTGGTATATGTAACCATTATGATTTTGACCTTTATCTGCATAAGATACTAAAATTAATGATGGTAGTTTCTTTAAAATTTTACCAACGAAAAAAGATAGTGTATTTTTAGGTAATCCATCATTAACACATAATCTATTTAATTCAAAAACATATTTACTATTTTCCTTACCACAAACTCCATCGCATAAACTTGGAGAAGCTGGTTTGCCTATTGTACAAACACCTTGTAATATATTGTTTTTATCATATAAACCAAAAGCAAAAGAAATGCTTGGTATTCGATTTGCATAGTGTTTATGTATTAACCAGTCATAAGTTTGATAACTATCTATTTTTAAAACGTAAAAATCGTTTTTCACATTAATCTAATTTTAAAAAGTCTGCTGATTCGTGTTCCATAAACCAATCTTGGTTTTCTTTGTATTTATCTATTACTGCATCTAACATTACAAGTTCATCTATATCAGAATTCTTTATCTTGTCCATTAATGTAGTAATCTTTCTTAATACGTTTGTAGTCATCTCCTGGTTGTTTAGGTAAACAGTATTGTAATCATCTTGTACATATTGCTCTAACATATTTAGA